AACTGTTACAAGTATATCACCTATACCATCTTTCAATTCAGGTTCATTCTTTTTTAGAAGTGCTGCAGAGGTTTCTCCCAACTCTTCCATAATCTTAATCATTTGTTTTGGTGCGTTCTCACTTTTATCAATATTTCGTTCAATCGCCCAATCACGAATCTTAACTTCTAATTCGTTTAATGTCATAACTTTTTTTTTTAAAATAAATCACCCCAATCTTCACCTTCGTTTGCTTTTGAATAATCAGTAGGTCTGATTGCAAAGAAGTCGGTGTGCGTTAAACCACCAGTCAAGTGGTAGAACCACTCAAGATTTTCTGCTTTCTTTTTATCGAAATCATGGATAGGAGTATATCCAAGTTCTTGTAATTTTTGATTTGTTCTATCTTTAATAAATTCTTTCAAATCTTCTTTTTTTAGATTTTCCAAATCACCTAATTCAAACATCTTATCTATAAATTTAGATTCGAGGTCTACAATTAGTTTAGAAGCCTCTTCAATTGCTTCTTTACTATCTTCTAATAGTTCAGGATATTCATTACACATCTCTCTGAATAATTGACAACCCATCTTAGAATGTAAGGATTCATCTCTCACACTCCATTTCATTTGTTGTCCTATACCTTTTAATAGATTTCTCATTTGAAATGAGTAGAGTACTGCAAATGAAGAATAAAGTGATACTCCTTCAGCGAATGCTGAAAATATTGCTAAACTTCTACCAACTTCCTGTCTTGCCTTTGGATTCGTTGCCAAATCTTCATGTGTCCAATCAGCGGTAGTTGAAGTTAGGAGTTCGAACTTCTCGGCAGTTGCAGGTTCGTGCAAGAATGCTTCGAAGTCCTCTAATCCTAATGTTTCATTAAGGTATGAATATGCAGTAGCGTGGATAGTTTCTTGTGAACCAAACATCATCGCCATCTGTCTTATCTCATGTTTAGGAAACCATTTGGTAACCATAGTTGTCCAATAATCAGAAACAGCACATTCAGTTTGAGCAAATCCAAGTAAGATATTACCAACTAAGTTTTTTTCTTCTTTAGTTAATCTTTCATTCCAATCTTTAACATCACCCTGCATTGGGATTTCAGTATGTAACCAAAATGCTTGTGCTTGTTTTAACCAACCTTCTGTATAATAGGTTGGGTATTCAAAAGGTTTGTAAGGAATTCTTTCTTGAAATAGTTTACTCATTTTATAACCTTATTTATTCTCTTCTACTGAAGCTTTTCTGTAATCAGTTACAAGTTTTTTAATTTCACCAATTGCTTTTCTAGCTCTTGATTTTGCTGCTTTAGTAGTTCCGTTGTGTTCTGCTTCGAATTGAGTATATAACTCAGTAATGTTTTCGAAAATTTCTTGTGAATTTGCCATAAAATTTATTTCTTTTTTAATTGTTAAATAGTCCACCTCGAATGTGGTGGGTGAATATAATTATCAAATATATTCAAAAACGAAAAGCTTTTTTCGTTAATTTTTAAAACTTTTTAATTTTGTTATACTAACTTATTTTTTTTAATGGGTGTTATTATTTTTTGATATACTTACCCCATATTTTCTACATACTTTTTGTGTAGAAGTTTCTTTGTTTCAAGTTGTCCACTTGCTGCTTCTTTTTGTGCAATTACTCCATCTGGTGATGTCCCATCGTAAACTTCAATGTAACCTGTGTTAGTATCCATCTTACAAGGAAATGTGATTCCATCTTGTCCAAATCTGTTCTTCATAATATGTGCTCGGGCAGTATTATTTAATTTATCTTTTGATTTTCTACTCCAACTCATAATGAAATCTGCATTCATTACTTTTGCATATGAATCAGCAATCTTATCTGCTTCGATAACTTCGGAATCAATTGCTGAACGGTTGGTTTGAGATGCGGTCCAAATTGGAATTTCCAATTCACCACCCATACCACGCAAATCTATATAAACTCCTCCTTGTTCTTGGTAAGTAGAGTCAACAGACTTACTAGAATTGGAGAGAAGTAAATCAGCATAATCTACGATAATAAGGTCAGGCTTATTACCAAGACTAGTCATCTTCTCAATGTGTTGTTGTAACTTTTTTACATTAACACCTTTTGGTGGAAAGTACTTAATAAGTAATTTTCCTTTAAGATTAGTGATTTTACCTTTTACTTCTTCTTGTTTATCTCTTAAATCTGCGGAAGGTATCTGAGTAAATACAGTATCATATCTTGCACCAACATAGTGTTCTGATAATTCCATACTATAATGTACAACACTCAAACCATTTCGTACAGCCTCTGCACCAAGTGCAGTAAGTATCCATGTTTTTCCAACACCCGAAGGTGCAACTACTACTCCTAATTCACCAGGTCCTAATCCACCATCCATTAAATCATTGATTGGCTCCCATCGAGTTGGAACAGTTGAACGTTTTAAATCTTCCATACGTTCATCATAATCCAAAACATAATCCATTCCTAAGTTAGTTTCATTACCAACCTTCATTGCTTCATCTACTAAATCTTTGATTCTATCATAAGAACCAGCTTGTAGTAAATCAACTGAACGTAGGATTACATTTTTAAGATTTTGATTTATACAGAATTCTCTAAATTCATTCTTTATGTAATCTAAATCTACATTACCAATTTGTGTATGAACGTGCTTCAGTTGGTCAACAACTGTTTTCTTTAGAATATCATTATCAACTTTTGATAATTGTGATTTAAATACATCAAGTGTAGGAGGTTTTCTGTACTGATTGTGATACTCAAGTATCTCAGATATAATCCACTTGTTAGCATCGTTCTCAAAGAACTTAGGAGTGGTTATTTCTCCGATTGTATCGAGAAACTTGTTATCAGTTAAAAGTGCAGATAATACTTTACTCTGAAATGATTGTCCATATTTTGATAAAGTATCTATTTTTTGTTCTTGCATTGACTCTTTTTAAAACTTATGTAAAGATACGAAAATTATTTGAAGAATACAAATTAATCTGTAATTAAATTTCCAAACGTATCTTTTAACCAGGAATTTAAATCCCCAAACTTATCTGTAACTTTATATTTCATACAAACTTTAAGGAAATCTATTTTATTTAATGGATTTATATTTTCATTAAATCTATCTAAAACTGACATCTTTATTTGACCAGATATATCTACATCCTTAAGTTGCATTAACCTTTCATTCATTACAATTTGTTCTTTAGCATCAAGAATATCATTGTAAAGTTTTATTTTACCTTTGGTTTCTTCTTTCTTTTGTTCTGCTAATTCAAATAAGTTATCAATTGATAACTCAGTATCTTCTGTTAACTCAGGAAACCTCTTTAGAAGAGTTTTAATACCACATCCATATACACCTGGTATATTATCTGATTTATCCCCATCAAGTACTCTATAAAGTAATAAATTCTTAGGGTCTAATCCAAATTCTTCTTTAATTCTATTAGTATTATAAATCTTCTTTTTAGTAGGAGACCAAACGATAGTTTTATCATCAACCAATTGAAGAAAATCTTTATCAGTTGACATAACTACAGCCTGTTCATCTTCTTTTAGAATCTGTGTTGGAATGTATGCCATAACATCATCTGCTTCAACACCATCATATATCATAGTTGTGACTGGAAGTTCGTGTAACATTTCCATTAACCAAACAAATTGGCGTTTCATTGATTCACGCTCATCTTCGTCATTCATCATATCTGCATATTGACGATTTACTCGAAGTTTGTTTTTATCTCTTCCTGCCTTATACTCACTATATATTTTTTTCCTACTTTGAGAACCATTCTTACCATCAAATACAACAACAACACGAGTCGGTTGAGTTTGTCTGATTGCATATCCAATAGAACGTAGGACACCTGTTACTCCTGCAACATGGTCTCCATCATCATTCATAGTTGGTATAGATGTCCAACATCTAATAAATGTATTTAACCCATCGATAATAAGTACACGAGAATTCTTGTGTTTATCGATATTTTGAGTTCTATCAGTTTCAACTGACTCTAAAATGTTCTTGTATAGTTCTTTCATGTAAGAAGTTCTTTGTTATCGGAATCATTTAAATAGATATCTATTGCTTCTAATCTATCTTGAGATTCAGCTAATAGTAAAAGTGCCTCTTCAGCATTTTTATAAAAATCTTCTGTTGAATGGTCTCCGATACCAACAGACTTCTTGTCTAATAAGTCGAGAGATAGTAGTGCCTTAGCTCTATCAGCTTCGGCACTTTTTCTCAACATAGTAATCAATTTACTCATGTTATTCTGGTATTAAATTAGGGTCATGTACTACTGAATCAATATCCTTGGTATTGGTATCTGATTTATATTGTAAGATTTGTACTTCACATATCTTTTTATAAATCTGTTCTCTAATTTCTTCTCTATCTTCCATAATATCTATGAAATCCTTAGATTGAAATTTAAGTTCTTCACCAGTTTCAGTATCCACATAAGTGTACCATGCACCTGCTTGTTTTACTAATTTGTTATCTTTCATTACCTTTAACCACGAACCGTAGTTATCGATACCTCTATCAAAGTAGATTTCAAAATCAGTTGAACGTAATGGAGGACCCATTCTGTTCTTAACTACCTGACATCTTACTTTCATACCAACAATCTTATCGTTACCACCAATCTTCATTTTGATTTGACCAGCACCTTTCAATCTCAATCGTACAGATGCGTGGAAAGCAAGAGCTTTACCACCACTTGTAGTCCATGGGTCACCGAATGGCATTGCGTTCATCTTTTGTCTAAGTTGATTAGTGTAAACTAATAAGATTTTTTGTCTACCAATCATATTGGTAATTTTCCTCATCGCTTTCGAGATGATGATTGCTTTGTCAGTAGCGTAACCATCTTTACCATAATCAGAAGCAAGTTCAGCGGATGTTGATGCTGCTGCAACTGAATCTGTTACGATGGTTACCAATCTATCTTTTGATGTTTCTCGAACCTTTTCAATAATTGTTTCAGTCATATCAAAGATTTGTTCAACTGAATCTGCTGATACATAAAGAAGTTTAGAAACGTCCACACCGATAGCTTCTAAAAATTCTCTACTTACTGCAGTTTCAGTATCAATCAATACAGCAACACCACCTTGCTTTTGTGTTTCAGCTAGGAGGTGAGCGGATACTAATGATTTACCTGATTGTTCGAGACCTGTTATTTCAACGATTCTACCAACTGGCAACCCACCATAAGGGCGGTTAGAAATTGCTACATCTAACATAGCACATCCAGTCGATACCCATCCATCTACATTTGTAGGTGCACTGTCATCATCTAAGAAAAATGCTACTTTGTTATCTTTAGCTTGTTTGTTCAGCTCACCCGCTAGGATGTCTGCCAAGTCTAATTCTTGTTTCTTTTTTGCCATAAAATTGGTTTAATTAATTGTTGAATAAATCATCAAATGCTGCTGCTACATCATCAGTTTTCTTTGTAGAATCTGTTGTTGTAGTTTGTGCAACTGGTTGAGCAGTTTCTGCTACAGTACTACTTGGAGTACTTGGAGAAAGTGTTTGTTGTGATGCAGATTGTGGTTGACCACTATTATTACCCTCATCAGTTGGATTTAACCATCCTTCTAATACTGATTTTAATTCATCATAAGATAATTCAGAATATAAATCTGTAATTTCAGTTTGATTTTCTAAGAAAGAAGTTGCTCTTGTAGCATCTTCTGAAACTGCAGTTTCACTTGGTTTTACTCTAATAGTAGTAGTTGGATATGAAGTACCTGCTTCTTCAGCTGATTTGTACTCGATTGTTAAATCTCTACCACTTGTTGGGTCTGTAATATCACCATAATCTGGATCAGCGATGTAACCTAAGATTTCTTGATATACTGTTTTACCAAATCCCCAAAATCTTACTCCTTCACCTTCTTCACCTCTTACAACAACAGGTACGAAAGTTCTCAACTTAGGCTCCATAGCCTTTGCTGCTTTCCAATCT